TCTTTAGAGTCGAACTCTTGCAGCACTTTGCCACGAATGTTGTCTACGAGTTGGTATGTCATACGTTGTAATTAGGTCGTTCGCCTTTTAATTTTTTGTGTGCTTTAGGAAGAGGTGTAGCAAAAGGGTTTGTACCAGCCCCACCTTTACCTTTCATGTTTCTAGTTTCGCGAAGAAATCTATCCCTCCAAGGTTCTTGACGCTCCGTTGGCATTAGCTATTCCTCAATACAATTTGATCTAATTTGTTTTCAATACGAATCATGTGATCTTCCATCCTGGTAACCAGTGAAGCAAGATCAGTTTTAGATACATATTCTTGAGCTACTGTTAGCTCTAAGTTGTCAATACGACGGTCTAGACCGCTAATACGGTCATGTACATTTCCTATTCTGTTGTGTAGTCTGTTATTTAGTGCTGCACCGCCAGCAATACAAGCGATGACAACAGTTACTGTTGCTTCAAGCATTACCAGTTAAGATCTCTTTTGTCTATTAGTACAATCGGCACGATGTCTTGACATAAAACCGATACTCGGCTTCCAGGGCGAAACGTAAAGCCGCTTTTCATTATTTCCGTACACTTCAATGCGCGGACTAATTCATAGTCAAGACGCATCTTTTGTTCATGTCGTCTTGCTATTTGCTTACACGTTTCAACCATGCCTCCGTCTAAAGGTACAGAGATGCTTAGCTGTGCTCCCCAGTTATTGCCTTTGACATAACCAGTGGAATCCATAGGCGTGGTGTCGTTACCCATGTAGAACGGGCTAAACGACAGTGTCGTGCCATTGCACGAGTTGTTCCCGTGGAAGTACTGGCGAGAGGGAGCACCGTTGTTTTGAAACTGAACGGCTTGGTTAGTAACGTTTCCAGTAGCAGCAGCCACTGGGTTTGATGTGTTGTAAACCTCTGGTGCCTCTTCAGCGTAAGCAGGGCTTACTGAGAGAAGACCGATAACGAGGTAGTGGTAGAGGTTTGCGTAACGGTTTCTGTGATGTCGATGTTTTCGATAATCCCCGCTGCTCGCTCCGTGATTTCCAGCTGAAACTGCTCTCCGGGTGTTGTCACAGAGAACGTCGTCGCTGCGTCTCCAATAGCGCCGCTTGGAGTGATGTTTGTTCCAGACCATGATGTATAAGCGCCACCAAGCACCTCTTGATCAATAGTCCGGGTGATGTTGGTGGTAGTAGTGGTATTTGATTGCATACTCCCTTGTGTGAACTTAGGAGTGACTGTCTGCGCTGACACAGGTGCAGCCAGCATTAGTAAGACTAGGAGTCTTTTCATTTGTTCTTTTCTCTAGTAATTGAAAAGGTTGCCAAGGTGCCGCTCAGAATTGAGGCGACATAAGTGGGGTCCATCTTCTCCATCCATCCTGCATAGCTTGCTGTCAAAAGACCAGCTGACCAGACAAGAACTACGAATTTTATGAACTCACTTTTTTTGTTGTTATCTTGCTCCATGCTTGCTTAAATACAGGCTTAAGTAAAGTTACTAGGTATTTAAAAAGTGCTGTAGCAGATAGGGTGGCAGCAACTGATACGAATGCTGTTGTGGCAGCAGTGACAAGAATTTCACCGCTAGGTACAGGCACCTCAATATCAGTACCCGGTACATCCAATGTTCGGACTTCCGGGAGCTGTATCGGTGGTGGTTGTACTACAGGTATCTGTGGTTTGGGTGCCGCCTTTTGATTAGCGTCAGACTTAACTCCAGGAGGAGGTCTGAGGTCGCTAGGAGGCACCACTAAAGGCGTGTAAGACGGTATATCTGCCTGTGGTATGTCAAGTACAGGACCAGGCAGTTTGGGCGGCTCTGGGAGCGTTACAGAGGGGAGTAGCGGTGGCTCTCCCCAGTCCATTATTTAGCCGGGAAAAGACCGTTACGTACAAACTCAACTGCCTTGTCATCGATATCGTTATCAGTTGACTCAGCAAGTTTTTCCAGCATCTCAACGATCAATGACTTAACACGATCAGATTTAAGAAATGAAAAAAGAATTGGGCGAATAAGTGTAATCATTGGTTTAAATTAAAAGTGTATCTTCTCGAACCCAAGCGGGTACTGGTTTTAAAACTAATTCTTGGTCTAAGACAAGCTCGTCTTCATACATACCTCCTATTAGATCCTCGCCATTATCTTTAATGACTTTCAAAAATTGAAGATAATCAGAATTACCGATATCGCGAGGAAATGTTTTGTTGAGCAGGTAATCAGAAATAGTATTTCCAAAAATTAAAAAACGATATTCCATAATTTACAATTCCGCTGAAAAAATATGCTCTATACCCTCACCCCTTATGCCAAAATAATTGACGGCCAGAAGTGTGTTTGAATTATCTGATGAATAATACCGAAAAATCAAACTGTTTGAGTCAAGACCTGGGCGAAAATTTCTAGTAACAGAACCAGTAGCACTCCACGTATCAGTCGTCATTGGCACAGTAGTGCCACTGTCTAGGCTAGGCGTACTTCGCATAGTTACTGGAAAACTAACATTTCCAGTGCATGTGCCAGACGACAAACCTACATTTGGATAAGCGTTATTGCCAGCATATTTAGTCAATTTATAGGTGTACCTTTGGCACCTGGCCAACTCATCCGAAATACTACGATGTTCAAACTCAGTAGGTTTGTCTCCTAACTCAAGTTGTACACCAGTAAACTGTAAAGTTCTTGTGGCTACGCCTAAAACATTCACAGCAGTGGTTGAGCTAATTTTCCAAGTAGAAGAATGCCACGAGCCAAGTGTTGTTGTTTGTCTATCACTTCCAGCGCCTAATGCAAATCCAAGTTCTAAACCAGAACCGTTTGGAGTACCAGAATTCCAAGTGCCAGAAGTTGGACCAGGAATGCTTATGGTTTTATATTCCCAAGTTTCAGCAGCATTAATCGTAAAGTTTTGAACAAAAATGTTGTCAAAGTCTGGATTGTGAGCATAGAAACTAAAGGTTCCTGTACTTGTCGATTTAACCCAAAAAGAAGCTACAAGATTTTTAGCGTCTGCCGTGCCTAAACCTGCTCCATAAAGGTTTTGCACTTCTACTCTTTGAGAGATAGCATAACCATCTGTTGCGCCATGAGTTGTAGACGCAGAAGAAGTAATTTTTAAACTCTTAGAAAATCCCGCAGGAGCATCTGCAACTTGCTGGACAGTAAACTTGCTTGCTGCTGCTGCCCAATAGCCCCATCTATCAATAGCGTCGTATTTAATATTGGCTGAAAATTCCAATACATTAGTTACGGCAGAAGTACTCCTCTGCGCTACCCTCATGTCTCCGTTTATCAAGATGTTTCGGTTACTAAGCGCACCAGTAGTCGGCAACTGCAAGCCATCAACTTTCACATGACCACTACTGTCAATATCAATACCACCGCTAGCTGTAGAGGTGTTCTCTAAGCGGTTTACTTTAATTTTACTCATATCAACCCTCCGGTTTAGTTGGCCAAGCAGGGTTGGCAGGATCAGTAGTGTTTGCAGGTAAATCCCGCAACGCTTGACGATAGGTCTTCATGTCGTCAGTAAGGGTGCTGTCAGACAGTGCTAGGTAATCGGTTTCAGCAAGAAGAAGATTGCGTGCAGCACGTAGTTCGTTCCAGGGTTCCAAATTTTTAAGACGTTCAAACTCAGTGTCGATTTCATCTTCACTAGGTTGAGTTTGTTCTTTATCTTCCCAAGTAATAACACCATTCAATGAGTACCAAGTAGCGCCTGGTCTCAAAGAACTTATAGCCATTTCTCTACAAATCACGGCGCAATCTCCACTAAAATCAATGTTGCATCAGAGCCACCACCGCTATCACCATATCCAAAGAAAAGGGTGTCGGCACTTCCATTCGCGTTAGCACCCTGAACAGAATAAGTTATCGTAGTGCCTGACGTTTGAGATGGACTATCTATAAATGCAATTTTGTAATTATCCATATCGTTAGTACCAGTAGAGTAACGAGCGTAAGGATCGTAACCAATCTCAGTTGAATTACGTAGCAGTCTATATCTTCCCCTAGTTCCCGAATACATAACCCAATTACTCATAATGAGAATTTTTGAATTGTCTTGAGTAGTTGTAATGTCTTTGGTCAGAAAAGTAGCAAAAGAAGTAGTGGTAGAAGACAATATTGAACTCGCACTTCCAGATGTACCAGCCCTTGCATATTGAACGGCTTGTAAAATGTTTCCAGATCTCTCAAGACGATCAAGCGTTCCATTAACACTTGGAACAGTAATAGAAGTTGTACCTGGAGCCACAAGTGCCGTACCAGCCGTTGCTGGCAGTGTTAGCTGTAAGTCACTACCTACAGCGGCGGGCACATCCAGTTCAACCGAACCAGATGTTGCTCCATTTAATTTAATTGGCATTATTCACCCTCAGGAAGAGCTTTAGCTGCTGCGTCTGCTTTATAAGCATCGACAACTTCAGTAGTCCACAGTGCAGTCGCAACCGCCTGCATTTCAGCGCACTCATCAGTCATGTCACTGCCAGGGGTTTTGAAGTGGCGGTGATAAGTACGACCCACCTCAACACCATCTTTTTCAATGATGTCAGCACGACGGCATGCAAGAATGTTAAAAGGAGGGATGATTTCAATTTTGTTTTCCGTGCGTTCTGTAAAAGCCATTTGAATAATAATTTGTTTAAAAGTAAATAGGTTTATCAGTCGTAAGACTCGTAAAAAAAGTCGCCAATTATTCGTAGGTTGCTTAAATTTGCGGGCGACATATGGCTATTTCCAGAACTACTTCCTGTTTCAAGTTTCATAACGTAAGCTGTCTGGGAGCCTACATGGAATTTGACACCTTCGCCATTACTTGACCACCCTGCAATACCACTTCCATAAGTAGCATTGGTGGTCATTGGAAGTGGCAAGTTAATTCGTGCTTGCCCCCCAACAGAACTAGAGGGATATATCACATCAATATAAGCGCGAACAAGATTGCCAATTTTGGTATACTTTGCCAAGTTAATTGTAAAAGCACCCACGCTGCCGTGAGTATCTGCTGGAGTCCACGTACCTTCCTCGTAGTCATCAAGAGCATTTGCAGCAGCGGTGTCGCCGTTGAAAGTTATACCTCCAGATGAGAGGATTCGCATCCGCTCAGTATTACTTGAATTTTTAAATGCAATATCTGTACCAGTAACAATTCGATCTGTTCCACCAGTAACAATACTGACTTCATTTGTTCCAAACTGCAGACCTGTATCGGTGTCTGCTCCCGTAATACCTGGATTAGCGGAGGTATTAGTACCGTCAATTCTAATAGACATAGTTAAACAATTACCCAGTTAGATCCTGCAGGTACGGTGACAGTTACACCGGAGTTGACCGTCAAAGGTCCAGCACTTACAACGTTTTTACCAGCGCCAATCGTGTACGATCCAGAAACAGTGTTGTCGTGCTCTAAGGCCCAGAGGTTTGTGCCAGCACCAGAAGCACCTCCAGCAGCAGCCCAACTTAGAAATCCAGAACCATTAGTAACAAGTGCTTGTCCCGCCAGTCCATCCTCAAATGGCAGTTCCCAAACTACATTACTAGCAACTTGCGAAGGTGCTCTTAAAGCTACGTAGTTATTACCTTGAGGAGCAGACTCCTTAAATTGAAGGAGAACTTGGCTAAGAAGACTTATATTACCAGTAAATGTACCGCCAGCCAAAGGCATTTTAGTGTCAATATCACCCTGCAACTCCTGGAGAGAATCCTGAACATTTGTAGATGTCAGGTTGCCACTAGCAGTGTTGGTAATGTTGGCAGCATCACCGGGCACGTATGCAGTGACCCATGAACTACCGATATACACCTTCATCACATTATCAGTTGTGTTGAAGTACAGGTCTCCTGCAGTCAGTGCATCACCGTCGTTATCAGTAGTAGGGTCACTAGCTTTTTGACCAAGGTAAGTATCGTCAAAGTTGTCAAACGCAGCCGCAGCAGCCGCTGCAGATGTAGCCGCTGAGGTCGCACTGTTTGATGCATTTGTTGCACTAGTAGCCGCGTCTGTTGCTGATGTAGCTGCCTGGGTAGCACTATTAGCAGAGTTAGTAGCTTGGTTTGTTGAAGTTAACGCGTTTTGACTGGCAGTCGTTGCTTGCTGCGTTGCAGTAGTAGCTGACGTTGCAGCAGCAGTTGCACTATTGGCAGCCGCAGTAGCCGAGGTAGCGCTAGCTGTAGCACTGTTAGCTGAGTTGGTTGCCTGTGTCGTGGAGGTCGTGGCACTTCCAGCAGAAGCGGTTGCCGATGTTGCAGAGTTCGTTGCTGACGTTGCAGCATTGGTTTCAGAGGTAGCAGCCGCAGTAGCTGAAGCAGCAGCAGCATCTACCTGCGCTTGGTGCGTAGTGATAAGACCATCTACATAGCCTTTAGTGCTGGCATCAGCATCTGCAGTAGGTGTACCAAGGCTGACGATCTTCTGATTGCTCATATTGAGCTGACCAGACATCGTGTCACCCAACGCACTCATAGCGTTGTTTTCAGTTTCCTGAGAAACGTAAGTTATTTGATCAAAGTTTAGGTTCAGATCCTCAGCTTTGATAGCAGATCCTGCAAAAAATGTTGCAGCCCTAGTGTCGTTATCAGTATCTCGAAAGATAATGATATTAACCCCATTAGCGGGTGCAGTGTTAAAACTTACAGTTGTAGCATTGGCGAGTGTAAATGCAGTTGTTGGTGTTCCGTCAAGACTTGCCTTGACATCAGCCTGTTGAATATATGGGAATGTAAACGAGTAGTTGGTAGTGGAGCCATTACCCGTGTATGTATTTTGGGTTGTAGCCATTGCTTAGTTAGTAATACGTTTACTTTAATTTTTCCATTCGATTTAGGAATTCTTCTGCACCTGGTTGATCACCTCTACGCAGATATTCTCCTACAGTATTTTGTACGTAAGCTCTTTGTTGAATTCTAGTAAAGCTAGATGTTTCGGCTGCTGCAGCTTTCATTGAATCTCTTAAGGCTTTATCTAGTTCGTAATGTACGTTTTCAAAATATCTCAGGTCAGGGCGCAGACCTTTAGCCTTTGCTTCCTTATATCTTTTTCTGAACTCTTTTGCATTCGTTCCGGCCATTACACGACGGATTGCATCTCTGAAATACTTTTGCTCACCCATCTTGTTTTTAATAGCAGCTCGTTCGGCATTAGATAGGTCATTACCTTTTCCATCTGTACTGAGCGTTGGGGTTGCATCATATTCAATATCAATCAAGAATTGCTTTTCTTTGCTGATTCGATCGCTCACCTTAAATGGTGTGTATGCATTACGTAGGCGTGTCAACAAGTCGTCAGGAACACCGACTTCACCACCATCAATGTAATCCCATTCTTTAGCAAGACTACTTTTTAATCCAGGCAGTCTGTTAATAACAAGGTCCATTATGTTCTGCTCTACTTCCTTTAGACCTGGGTCCATCAATCTTGAAAGTTCTGCAAGCTGACTTGAACCACGAATGTTGGCAGCACTAATGAAGCTTGCACCCCACTTATTGATTGCACCACCATCACCACGTACTACATCCAAAAACGGTTGCAGGCTGGTAACCATTGATTTTTCAGTAAAGTTAGTAGCAAAAATAAAACTCAAGATTTTAAGATGTTCTCCGACCTCATCTGGTGTGAGCATATCAACGTTCTCTCCAATCGTTGCAATCAAACCTACCCAATTTGTAATTGGACCTAGGCCATCGTAACTGTATTGCTTACCATCAAGACCTGTAATGCTTAGTCTCTTTTTGCCTAAATCATCACGTACTTTCTGCTTTTGACGATTGTAGAGACCATAACCAGTAATCCTGCCCTGCATCATTAATCCAACAGTTGAAGCAACCATTAGTGAACCTAGAGCTTTGCGACCCATGATGTCATCTCTAATCTCGTCATATTTCATACGTAAGTCAATACCATCACTTGCCTTTACGCCTCTAGCCGCCAGCAGTTGCTCTGCTTCTTCAAATGGCATCTCATCATACGGAAGTCTGAATTGATTTAAATCTTGCATAAAAGGCAAGAATCCCATTGGGTTATATGAAGCTGACAATGACAGTTCGTTCAGAGGTGTCTTTGTAAATAGCAAGAATGGTTTCAGCATAGGCAGCTTTCTAATCATGTCTGATAGAGCACGATTAGCAGCGTTGTCTAGGTTCATTGAGATTTCACCTGCTGCTGCTAATACGGCTTTATCTTTAATCAAACCATCCTTATCAAACATATCGTAATATGCTTTTTCTTCTAGATCAGCAGCTGCCTTGATATCAAATGCATTCTGACCACCATCAGTTAACTGATCAAAGATACGACCCCTAGATTCATAACTTGCGATCATCGATTGAGTAAACCCATCAAATGCCTGCATGCCTCTTATGCCAGTTCTCAACCAAGGATGCTTAGCAAGTGCAAGCTGATCTTCTACGATTTGAACCATATACATGGGTCCAAATTCTCCTTTCTCAGCCTTTGCTTGTGCAAATGATTTGAGTATTTGAACCTGCCTTGGATCGGCTGCAGCAATGTTTTCTCTACGTGGAACGATATCAGGATCTAAACCAGATCTTTTGTAAATTTGTCCAGCAAACTCTAATGCTTTCTGAACAGACCGTACACCGTCACTGTATTGATACCATCCTCTTCTCATCTGTTTCCAGTCTCCGTGCCTAGCTGCACCTGCAAATGTACGTATAGGTTTTTCTATAAGCAGTTGCGCACCAGAAAGACCAGCTTTACCTAGAGTTCCAAATGCACTGAGTGTTGAGTTATAGAGGTTTGCATAGAATCCCTGCATAATTACAGAAGGGATTTCTGGATTCTTATCAATAAATGCTTTACTAAATACACCAGTTGAATTCTTGACATACTTGTTCAACGCTGTGATTGTCCTTACTCTGCCGTCTGTCAGCTCGTAAGCCATCATCAAAGGTGCAAGCATCTCAGGTGTTTCTTCATTGATTCTCCTTAGATTATTTGTCACCTCAGCTGCCTCTTGCTTTAGTCGCTCCATAGCTGCAAGAGTCGTATTCTTTTCGTCTTTGATTAGGTTAGTAAGTCTTTTTGCTTCAGCCGCGTCAAACGCCTGTGATCCTTTCAGAGTCATCCTGTTCCACAGGTTAAGCATATTCAGGGCTCTACCTCTTGCATAAGAGGTCATCCCTTTCTGTGCCATCAGAAATTCAACCCGGTCCAGAATCATCTCTTGTGCTCTGCCTACAGCTGCATTTCCATCAGCTAGTCGCACACCCTGCGCCATGTCAGAGATTTGACCACCCATTGAATACCCGACATATGCATTTGCCTTGAGTTCATCCATGTTCATGAAATCATCCATGTAACCCTTGATGGCACCCATTACACCGGCATAACCTTCATCATTAAGGACCATCGCACCAGTACTAGGATCTGGAGACTGGAATCTGGTAACGTACTCCCGCATTTCATCGAGACTCATCTCCATAAAGTCAGCAGTAATATTGTCACCAACTGACCTGATTTCTGCAGACGAAAGATATTTACCTGGAGCAGTCATATATCCATATTCATCTGCTTCTACCAGTTGCGCAGCTAATCCTTTCATCACTAGACGCGCATTATTACTGTTTTCGTTGGCGAACTTCAGCGCACCTTCAGACATAGGATTACCAATCCGTCCACCAAATACAGTGCTATCGTTAGTTGCAATACGGGCAGCTTGAACAGCAGAACCTACAATTCCATAATCATCGACAGACCTAATACCCATTTCCTGGTATCCGTATGCGTCGTGATAACCAAAAACAGGTTTGTTTGGATCTACATTTTTAGTGAAATTGTATGCACCTACTTCATCGAGTGCTTCAGAGCGTTTTGCAGCGGCTCTTTCCAGTGCTTCCTCAGGTGTATTATCAATTACTATGTTTTCTTTGAACCAATTTTTTGACTTTTCGCTTTCAGGAATGTACTTAACTGCATTGTCAATACCCCGTAGGGCTCGAACTAGACTCGTAAAAGACATCAGTATGTCACCACCAACACCTAAGTACAAACCTTCCTCTACATTCTTTCTTCTGATGGTGTCAGGGTGGTCACCGTCCAATGTTGCAATGTTATCTGGCACCCAACCCCATGTACGGGGCCAGGTCTTTTTCAATGTACCGGTTAGGTTGTCATCCTCTTGATTAAACTCAAGTGCATAATCAACAGTCGCACCGACACCAGCGGATGCTGCTGTAGTACCAATCCATGAAACCAGCGGGTCTGACAGGAACTTACTGTTTCTAACAGCACTAGTGCCTTTTATACCGCTAGTTACAAGACCAGTACCTACCAATGTAGGCACTACAACTGACGATAGTTCACGTACAGTCTGTGTTACTTCCTGTTCAAACTTTGGTACTTTTGGTACGTTGACACCAGGAATCAAATTCAACATATCCGCACCAAAGTCAAGCAGACTGGTGCCAATTACCAGTCCAGCTTTGACATTCTCAGGTGCATTTTCATCAATAACTTTGTTACCTACACTAATGCCCGTAGGCTTCTCTGGTTCTGGTTCTGGTTCTGGCTGAGGCTCTGGCTCCGGCGTAGCTTCCTGTACAGGATTTAAAAGCTCTAATTCCTTAGCTGCAGCAGCTTCTTGATTCTCTCGTAGCTGTTGCTCTGCCAGTAACTGACGACGTTCTTCGTCAGTCAGCTCAGGGAGCGTACCCCCTAATAGCTGTTCTTCATTTTCCATTTAATTTTCGGTAATCATTTTAATCATTTCGATGTCTTCAGGTGTAATAGGTCTCATCAACCCACCCACATGCAAATGTGTATCGTGTGAACGATCATGCCACTTGCCTTCATCGTAGTCACCGGGTCCGATTACTTCTTTAAACAAACCAAGTTGTCTAACCAACTCTTTTAATTGCCGTGTCTTTTCAATTGATTCATTGTAATCACCCGTTTGGTGGGTAATGTCAAATGCCTCGTTGTGGTGGTGGTAACTTACAGAACTGTGGGTTCCGTCAATTGGATCAAAATCACTTTGTTCACCGACTCTGAAACCAGCATCTACAAATGCATTGCCGGCATCTATATAGCTTTGCCGATTACCTTCATAGGTCAATGCCCCGGTAAAACTTCTTTCCCCAGGTGACAGTGTAGGAGCGAAATGCGACCTTACAGGAAGTCGCGTAACCCTGTTTTCTGCAATTGCACGACCACGGTTCAACCGGGCGTCAGTAGGATTAACTGTAAAAAGATTCCTAGTTGCTGGCTCAACCTCTTCTAGATATTCAGCCCACGGTTTTAGTTCTGGCGGCACTTTAAGCTGCTCTACACCTAATTCATCTGCAATATGGTTGACCCATTCATATGGAGTCATCTTCATTTTTTCAGCATGCACCCTAACTTCTGCCGGGATTTGTCCTGTAGTCTGCATCTGTCCTACATATATTTCGTATTTATCTTTATCCAATCTCTTGACAATATCTGCAGCTGTCATTGTGGATCTTTTTTTGGAGTATTCTTCTACAGCTTCATTTCTTTTTATAAGAGCATCAGCCTCTTTAACTCTTGCCTTATTAAGGTTATCTGCGCCTACATACCGTCCGTTTTCTACAGCGCCAGGTTTACTGATGACCTCGTCAATCGTTTTAAGTATCTCAGCGGTTGCAACTTCACCAGCCTGTGTTACCTCCATACCATCTGCAACAAGTTGTGCAAATTTTTCATTCCTCTTGCGAGTGTAGAAAGCAGCCATGTTCAATACGCTGTCATTTACCCTTCCATCAAGTGAAGTCTTGATTTCGGGATGTTGTTGAAGACGCTGTTTGATTTGCTTATCGTTGGCTACAGTTTCTGGTTTGTTTTTAAACTTTTCTGCAACCCTAGCTTGTGCTAACCATTTAGTTTCTAGCTCTTGAGGTAGACCTGCTTCAAGCACTACATCTGTTGTCAGAGTGCCCATCGCTCTCATGGTTGTAAAGTCTGCTTCGAGCTGGTCTTTAGCCTTTTCCCACCTGGATTGTTTTTTAAATTCTGCCAGTGCTGGACTGTCATAATCTAAAGGAGCTTCACGGTTTTTCAGTGCCTCTAAGATCTCAATCTCAGCCTTAGTTGCAATACCGTCTCCAAATAGTTCAGCAGCTTTGCTTTGAATTTTAAATTCTGCTGCTACTATTTGATCCCGCCGTAGGGCTTCTGATTCTGCTCTCTCTTGGTTTTTAATCTGTCTGCGTGCAGTTTCAAGTAATGCTGCTTCTACTGGGAACTGCTTACCAAATGCAGGATTTCCAGGCATACCTTGAACTGGGTATCCAAGGAAGCCTTCAAGATCAGTTATGGTTGCACTTCCTTCAGCTTGGCTGGCTGCTGAATTAATTAAAAATTGGACTATTTCTTTTCTTCTTTGAGCGTTTGGAGCTTCTTTTAGTAGGCGCATCAACCCGGCTATTCTTTCATCCTGAAATACAGTGCCGATAGCCTGATACCTGGCTTGTAAAAGATCACCTTCCTGTTCTTCTACTCTACCTCTTTGAATTTTGGCTTCTATACCTCTTGCAATTGGGTTAAAGAGAGTATAGAAATTCTTAGTAAGAAAGTCTGCACTTATGTTCTTGTCACCTATCTTACTGGCCGCGATAATATAAGTTGACTTCCACTCTTGATACTTAGCCTGTAACTCTTCAGCCGTGATATTAGGATTTTCTTCTCTAAGTCTTAGCTCTTCCCTTTGCCATGCGCCTAAGGCTGCATTAGCAGTGTTTTGAGTAATCCACTTATTACGAACGTACTCCCTAGTACCCTTGTTTTGATAGATCTTAAAGTACGCCTGCTTTACTTCATCAGGCGTGTTGTCATTGTAGATCTCTTGAATAAAATCAAGACTTTCAAATTCAGCCCTTGACAAGCCTGAATCTAGTCTTGTAATTGCGGATACTCTGTCTTGAGTAATACCAGTGACTTGTGCTAATTCACCAGCAGCGAACAGTCTGTTTTGTCTCCTTGCATCTTGAATAGCTGTGTAAGCTTCAAGCGCATTACCAGAAAACTCTTGTAGCGCTTTAAAATTCTTCTCTTGTCTAAGCCCAGCTTTCTCATTATCTTTAATGAGAGCTTCCATATTGGCTTTTTCAGCGTCAATGAATTGCTGTCTGTTATCTGTTTCTAACTTGAAGTTCTCTTCCCTATTCTTCTGCTCTACCTCTTGTGCATACTGCTGAGCCCTCAGAAAGATCTCTCTATTCTTAGCCTCAAATGCATTGACTTCCTTTAGACCTCTGACTCTTCGATTTGTTTCTTCGATAATCTTAGGTACTTCATTCGGAGTCTTTACCTGAAAACTACTAAAGTTTCCCTCCGACGCTGTTTGTTTATAGACCATGGTTATTATTCTGGTTTCTGAAATGCTTGTACAACCGATGGAATGCTTGCAACTGCAGCAGAGCCAGCGGCTAGCCATGGACTTGCATATGCAGCAGCGGCTGTGTATGTCTCAGGCGGTTTAGTTGGCTTGAATACCTCTTGGAATACAGGCTTAGGCAGTGCATACGGAACCGGGATAGGTGGTAATGCATCTGGCTTCAGCATCATGGATGCCTCTGCATTCAAATCAGCTTGTTGCTTTGCCTGAAGGATCTGTTGTTTTACAAACTTATTTCGTTCAGCAAGGTTTGCTTTAGTTGCGGCAAACTGTTGATCTGTTAAATCTTTCTTGGAATCAAGTAGATCTGTCTCCAGGTTAATACCAGCGAGTGCATTATCTCTAGTAGCTAGTGCAATGGTTTGATCTAGAACTAACTGATCTTCTAATGATTGAAGGTCAACTTGAATGTCGTCCTCAGCAAACATCAGCGCAGTTGCGATAGCTGATTGTCGCGCACCTGATTCAGCCATGACACCCATAGCTGCTCTAGCTGCACTCCTACCTTGCCCACCAGCTGCCCTGACTTTCCCAGCTTCTTTCAGGCCTTCAATGATTGCTCGGTTTGTAGAATCCCGCGCTTCAAATCTTCCCTGTTGCCTTTTGACACCTAGCTTTGACGCACTAGATCGAAACTGTGTCTGGTTCCTTGTTCTGTCAAATAAAAACTTTTGCTCTGCTGCACTTTTTTTAAGTGCTAAACCACTTGTTTGGGAAAAGTAATCCAACAATGAATTACTTTCTTGAAACATTAAACCAACTTCTGCTTCGTAATTAGCTCTCGCTTGTTGGTTCATTGCGTTAAGCGCAGCAAGCGAGTTGTAATCAAACTGCTTACCGGCTTGTGCAACTGATTTGTTGTATGCCTTTATTGACTGCGAAAATTCATAATCCTGAATCGCAACCTGATTTTGATATTGCTGCTGCAGGGAAGCTTCCTGATAAGCAATATTATCAAGTGCATTCTGCTTCGCAATCTTTAAACCTTCTACGGCATAATCATACTTAGCCTGGGTTTGCTCCCAGTTATAATCATCTATTTTTTCGTTGTACTCTTTTAGATCTTTTTGATCTGCACTGGCTTTGTCGTTTTGTTGTTTCTGCCCAATAAAACTTAGGCCAGCCCCTAGCACTGCACTTCCGATGGCAGCTCCAATTGCTGGTAATACCATTAAAACTGCCTCTTATAGAATCTAGGTGTATAGTTTCCTTCCCACATCATTGCGTTTACGGCAACTGGGAACGGTGTGTTATTAAACATTTTGATCTTAAAGTTCTCCGTTCTTTGATGAATGGGTACGGTGAATACTGTTTCGTTGTCTAGTGGTACATCATTAGCTAGATATGTATTAGCCTCATTTACTGGATTAGTAACAAACCACTCTTCAATAAAGAATCTAATTACTGCTCCATTTGCTGGAGCTGTGGTAAACGTAATTGTTGTTGCGTCTGTAAATGTAAATGCAGTAGTAGCGATTCCGTTTACTGTGACTTTTACATCGCTTTGCTGTGAGTAATTTAGGTCTGACTTAATGAATGGGAATGCTGTTGTAGTACCGTCACCAGTTAGAATTAATTCATAGGGTAGCCGTCCCGTTTGCTTTACCTTGAAGCTCATTACGCCGGACAAACCGACAGAGAACTTCATCCTTCCAATAGTTAAATTTGCCGTGTAATCTGAAATCTTCGGATCTGGGCGGTAGTACGTTGTTGGTAGTTGTACATCAAAGTTATATTTAAAACCTACGATGACATCTGCAGCGTCAGCAGTTAGATCTTTGTTTGGAACAATGAAATAAGGTCCAGTACCATCACTTGCCCGTTCAGGTGTGATAGAAAATCCTGATTCCACAAAAGGTCCTGTTTGAGTATTACCTGCAATGACAATAACTGGTGTCAATTCAGGTACATCATTGTACGGCAAATAACATTTTGATAGTCTATTTGCAGCGTCATAAACCACACTATCTGCAGCCCTGTATAGATCCATAGCAGGGTTCACTCGTTGACCATTGTTATTGACAATGATTGCCTGTTCAGGACTCTGACTTAAAGCTGCCTTTAGTAGCGTTACTTGATTTGCTTGCTTTGTAACTGCAAACATATCGTCAGTATCAATGGTAGTAAACTGAGTTGTTCCTGGCATAGTCCAACTTGTCCATGCCTCCATCAGGTTCTTCTCACCATCAGAGTAATATCTATAGATATAAACATCCTTACTCTGTTGACTCGACATGGCAATCATCGAGTTCTGTGGGCTTGATACCAGAAGGTCAACATCTGCTGCAATCCACTCTTTGACGACTCGGGACAAATCCAAAACTTGAGGGTTCTGTTGTTGTCCTTTTGTCACCATACTGAACACCCTTGTATATGAAGGTGTCTTACTGATGAAATTGATGTTTGTACCAACGTCAACAGGGTCAACTGAGCTATCCATCTCATAGTTAGAGATAGCTCTGATTGTTGCTAGAGCTGGTGTCAGTACACCACTATCTGCAAACAGAATAAATTGTTGACGTGGTGAAAATAGAATTACACCCTGAGCTGTAGGCAGTACAGCATGTAGAGTTGTTGGCAGAATAGATGAACAACTAATATCGATAGGGTCAGAGTCAAGAGTTGCCTGTGCTGTTTCAAAGTAGAAACTGTAGTACTCACCCGACCTACTCATTACTACATTGTCCTTTGACAAGAATCCCAACCGATTGTTATTGAAGAATGCCGCACTAATCGTGTGTCCAACAAAACTTGGATGAGAGTTAGTTACATCATCACCAACCAACCTGTCTTCATATGTGATTCTTTGAAAAGTAAATGTATTCAGTCCTGTATTAATTAACTCATGGGGCATCGTTGCATTGTCAAGACCCGCTGATACGTTCGGACCTAGTGACTCTCTCCAGTGTCCGCTACCACTCACACCATTCTCAGCAACAAAGTCCACGTAGTAATCATCTACGTTCGACTCAGTATTGACAATTTTAACCTTGTGGTTATGGAACGATTCTGCCGGTAGTAGTCCTACACTTGCTACCTCATCCTGAAATGCATTTAATGCTGTATTTGTTACACCACCCTTGGCTGACAGAGTAAAGGTTGTAAGAACTCCACCTACCTCTCTCATGATATCAAGATTAGCCTTGCCAAATTTAGTTACTGTCCAAGTACCTGTAAAGTCAGGATTACTTGCACCCTGTTCTGCAGCAATGCCATTTGTAATTGCATCTTTAATATTATGACCTGATTTATCAGTAAGAATATCATCAAACGTAAAGTCTGTTTGATGTGATGTAATTTCAAACTTTACGCCTTGAATAGTGACGCTGTACTTTGTACTAGGTACAGCACTATCTAACACAACAGTGCCTCTCAGGTTTGCACCTACAGCTACTACAGCCTGTGTGCCTACAGTTACCGAACTATTGACTACAATTGTTGTGTCTTGAACAGTCAGTAATTTATAGTTCTGCTTTGTACCGCTTAGGTATGCCTGTGCGCCAGCACCATAAGTTACGGTACAAGCTACGCCAGTATCAGCATTCCACACATATACATCTGCTCCCTTGATAGCTCCAATATAAATTTCATTATTATCTCTGTTGATATAGAACCACTTGGCATCATCAAGAGTTGTACCTGTACCCAAGTTTGCAATATGCTTGAATCCAGGTCTTTTAGTTAAGCCATATGTTGCATCAGGGAATCCGTTAAAGCACTCACGGACCTGTCCTGGAAGCATTTTGTCATCTGATTGTTTTGATACTCCACCTAAGTAGTTAGAGATCCGTTGAGTTACTGCTGCCATTTATCGATAGATAGCGTTGTACGGTTTGTATCCGATGTATTTATTTGTATCCCCAGGATGGCCAAAGAATGTGTAATCTCCCTGATTACATTCGTACTCCATTGCCATTGCTCTGTTGAATGCTTCTTTCTGTTGGAGCATCTGGTATTGGTTTGGATCTCCTACGACCCTGCTTGACGTAATTGAAGCTGCTCTGCTTACAATAAAATCTGCAACAGGAATAGGTAAATCTATGAAATCAAACAACCAAGTAATGTCACAGAACACACTGTTGTCAAATGAATATGTGTGATGTGCTTTGTCATATAGTTTCCCATCTCTACGGATTACATCTAGTTCTACATTAGAAGCATTTTGTGATGCATCTACCTGCAACATGTTAGCAGGTATTTGGATTTCTTTGTTATTGTCAGGAGTCATTTCATAATGAAACTCCTTATTGAATGACCATCCTTCCGCCTGTACTTCCCTGGAGACTTCTAACAAAGTCTGATAGGCAATCGCAACGTCCGGGTTGGTTTGATCTAGGGTTGTCACAGGCGCTTGACCACATGACTGTAGGATTTTATTTACAGCAGGAAGCTCAGCCTGAGCATTAGTGGTTGGAAAAGCCATAATTTTTTTGGTAAAAAAAAGGGCCTCCGAAGAGACCCCATGATGAATAAATATCAGAATGCAGAAGGTGCAGTACCACCCACATACAGCTCAACGGCTGCAGCAGGGTTGACATAGTCTGCGCCCATTGCGAGGCGTCCGAGCAGTACATCGCCCTGGTAGATGACGGATACATCTCCACTGGTGACTTGTACTTGAGGACCGATTGCTTCAACAACACCGGCTGCTTCACGTTGGAAGATCAGGCCAGCAGACACAGCGCCGAACTCAGCAGCGGTGCCATAGTCATTGTTGATGCCGGTAGAAGCACCGGAAGCATCTTCCAGGCTAGGACCGATGAAGTCACCGGTATTGCCAGGAGAGGTCACACCAGTAGTACCGGCATACTTGGTGCCGTACTTGCCAAGGAACGGAATGTTCATTGACTTGTAGATGTGGATACCAGCGATCTCGATGATGCCGTTGCCGCCTTGCAGAGCAGAGCCCTGAACGTCACGGTTTACGAGGCCGTTAGAACCAACAGCTTGAACCAATTCATAGAATTGTCGTGGGTTCAATACGGCGCATCTTCCGTCGCTACTGACACCCTTCTCGTCCATTGCAGCAGCAGCGTCATAGAAGGCTGCAACCAAAGCGGAAGAAGAGAATGCATCAGATTCGTTAGCAGATGAGCCAACACGAATCTGGGTGCCACCGGGCTCTTCAAAGTTACTTGCACTCACAGGAGATGCTGCACGAGCACCACGAGCAATTGCACGGAAGATCAGGCGGTCATATTTTTCTGCGAGAGCGTAGCCGATTTTACGGCTAATTTCTGAGCGCAGATCGTAATGAGAAAGAGTCTCATCAAGGTCATAAACGAAAGCTGAGCTAATCAGCAGGTCGTCAACCGTGATGGTCTTCTCGGCCACCGGGGGCGCACCATCGGTGTTACCGAGGATTGCGTTGCCAGGTGTATGGTACTCAGCCTTTGTACGGCCGGTGTAGATGAACTGAAGAGACTTGCCGTTCTTCAGTGTACGCTTCATCACCAAATCGCGAGCGATCGCGTTATGCTGGAAGCCTTTAAACATCTCGCCGGAAAAGAGCTTGAGATACAAAGCTCGCTTATCACCGGAAAGATTAGACTGACCAATATTAGTAAGTGCTGTGGTCAGCGTAGAATTTTGTTGTGCCATTTTTATAGAGAGTTTTACATAGACTCTCTGAACGTTCAGAGTTATTCAGTTTTTATATGTGGTCTATCCCACCGTCTAGACGGCTAAGGGTATCCTCGTAAGGGCCAAAGCCAATAAGTGAGGGAGGGCTTGAACCTCCCTGTTAGCCTTAACTAATCACTTGGTGTATGCGACACCGCGATACACATACCTGCGAGGGATGCGAGTCATGATGTTTACCTCCGAAGAGATCTAACAGTCCCGTTCCATACTGTTAGTAGCATGCGTCTTCTACATTGTGTCGAACAAGACTTCAAGTTTTAGTTTGTCTAGTTGACCCTTCAGTACCAGCATTGCTTGCTGCTCAGCTGGATCACCACCAGGCCATTGATCTAAATAGAATTCAACAGCCTTGTGCATTAGATCAACGTAGGCATCGTTGACTTTAATCTCGTATTCCATAATTAAGAAGATGAACGGACGGGTGCTTAACCGATAGCAGGTGCCTTCAGTGCGATAGGCACGATGTTGTTAGCTGCTAGATCAAGCGGGAAGTTATGTGCATTTCTTTCGTGCATAACTTCAAAGCCAAGGTTTGCACGGTTCAAAATATCTGCCCAAGTATTGACTACTTGACCCTGTTGGGTCATGACGCTTTGGTTAAAATTAAAACCATTAAGATTGAAAGCCATAGTAGAAACACCGAGAGCAGTAAACCAGATGCCGACGACAGGCCAAGCCGCGAGAAAGA